ACTTCTCGATTGATGCGGTAATCCTCAATCGCGTCTACATCCCTGAGGGGCAAGCATACACGACGAAACGTGGCGTCATCGTTGAAGGGCCAGCGGAAATTGTAACCGCTTGGGAACCTCACAACGCGTCGATCTGCGCAACGGGTGCAGATCCTAATTCCACGGTCAGACGGTCTTACGACCAAGCAGAAAGGCAGGAAGGCATGAATGAGCAACTAATGGCTCAACTATCGTCTCTTGGTCTACCCGAAGGGATGACCGACGCAAACGAGATCATTAAGTGGATGGCCGACCACATGGCGAAACCAGAACTCGAAGTTGAGTTGATGGAAGGCATGGAAAAGCCAGCCGAGGAAGCGACAAGGGCAGAGGGCGAAATGCCTAAAGAACCTGAGGCTGTTCGCAGCGAAGACAAAGTCGAAAGCGAAGTTGCACGACAACTGAAAGCAATTGACGAGCGAAAGAAATCGATTTACGCAGCGGCCAAACTAGCGAAGGTTGAGCGTTCCTTTGCTGATGAGTTGGTTGACTCCGGTTGTTCACTGGAAGACGCTCAGCAAAGGATTATTCGACAGATGGCAAATCAACCAATCGGCAGCAGCGTAATCGTTACCGAATCGGAACACGACAAGTTTGAGCAAGCAGCGAAGGCTGGCTTGGTTCAGCGTTGCTTCCAAGGCAATATTCAACGCACTAAGGCACCGACTGCCCAAGGTGATGCAGAGTTTCGCAATGTCGGACTCTACCGACTTGCCGAAGAATGCGTACGCCGAATGGGCATTGACCCATTGAAGCACACCAAGGGCGACGTAGCACGCATGGCGATGGGTCACGCCGGAACATTCAATCGTCTCCGCGTTCGCCGATCTGATGCGTATCACACGACCGGATCATTCCAGAACATCCTCTCGGATGCGGTCAACAAGACTCTACGTGCGGCTTACGACGAAGCACCATTCACTTGGGCGTTGTGGGTTCGTCAAGCGGCTAGCGTGGATGACTTCAAGCAGATCAACCGCACTCAGCTTTCCGAGTATCCCAACTTGGAAATGGTGCCAGAGGGCAAGGCCTACCCAGAGAAGGGCTTGAGCGATCAGAAGAAGAGTTACAAGGTTGACAAGTTCGGTGCCGAGTTTACCGTGACTTGGGAAACTGTAATCAACGACGACCTTGATGCACTCTCTCGCATCCCTGCGATGCAAGGGCAGGCAGCTCGACGTACCCAAGAGCGTCTCGTTTACGACACGTTCTTGAGTAATCCTGTTATGCCCGATGGCTTGGCATTGTTCTCTGCTTCGCACGCAAGCGGATCGAACATTACAGCAGTCAGTCCAGCGGCTCCAAGCGAAACCACTCTCGACGAAGCGTTCGAGTTGATGAGCAAGCAAAAGGGCCTCGGCGGATCGGTATTGAACCTATCGCCTAAGGTGTTGTTGGTTCCTCAGAAGTACGCAGCGACAGCATCGCGGATTGTCAATAGCCAATCATTCGCACAGTCGAACGGAAACGAGGGAGTAACCAGCCTCTACGGTATCAACGGCACTCGACCGCTGACCGTAGTCGCTACGGCGTTGCTCGATGCGAACAGCTCTACGAACTGGTACGCAATTGCGGACAACTCCCAAGTCGACACGATGGAACTAACCTTCCTCAGTGGTGAAGAGGCCCCAGTCCTGGAAAACGATTGGGACATGTCCCGCGACGTTTACCTGTACAAGATTCGCCAGACGATGGGAACAGCGGTGATCGATCATCGCGGAATCTTCGGTAATCGCACCTAGTCGATTGACTGATTGACACACGGCCCTGACTCGATTGGGTTGGGGCCTTTTTTCAAACGAACAAACAAAGCAAAGGAATTGATGATGAGCGATATTCGAGATTTCCAGATTTTTTACGACGACTTTAACGGAGCGGTCGCAACACTTCCAACTTCGGCGGATCCAGCAACTCCGTGGCTAGTGGATGACACATCGTCCAGCGGTAGCCCGGTTTACACCAAGGGGACTTCGGAACTGACGGTTACATTGGCGGCAACGAACGAGATCGAAAACGTTTGCCCCCACTTCAACGACGCGTTGGACTTCGACATCGACTTGATTCAGCGAATCGAGATGAAAGTCAAGATCGGTGCATCGACTTTCACCAGCGGATCGACGTTGGTGTTCGGCCTCGGCTCGGCACGCAACGATACTCCTGACAGCGTAGCGGCTAACGCATGGTTCCGAATGGAAGGTGCGAACAGTACGACTCTCGTATACGTCGAAACTGACGACGGGGCGCGGGATAATGACGACGTTTCCACCGGAACGACCTTGGGCACGACCTACAAGGAGTTTGTGATCGACTTCACTGGCGGAAAGCAAGACGTCAAGTTCTACATCGATGGACGCCGAGTCGCAACCGGCACGACCTTCGATATGGGCGGCTATGCTCTTGGCTTGCAACCGATCATTCAACTCCAGAAGGCCGCGAATACCAACGTGGATTCTGTTGTTGTTGATTACGTCAAGGTCACTTGCAAGCGAGCCTAGTAAGTGACACTGCACGACCTGATTAAGCAAGACGCCGAGAACGTATTTTGCAACGCTGACGACTTCGCGGAGTCGATCGTTTACTACAAGCGTAACGGTCGATCCAGGGAGATAAAGGCGGTTGTTATACGCGAAGCGCTCGGCGTCTTGCCGGAAGATGGAAACGTGGTTTACCCTCTATTCGAGGTACACGTTGCCAACGATCAGTCGAGCGGAATTGCAAGCGACGAAATAAACTTGGGCGGGGACGAATTAGCGTTTCCGAATCGCGTTGGTGAAGCACCGAAGCGAAGATCGATCTTGAAACTATTGAGCCACGACGAAGGGATGCTAGTCCTAGAATGCCGGTAGCAGTCGTTGAGTCCATAGCACTTGAATTAAAGTCTCGCCTTGATGCGATGATTGGGGCCAATGGCTACCAGACTGAGATTTGCGAGGTGCAACGACCGGCTAGATTCGCAGATTTTACGCCCAGGAATAACCAGATCGTTTTGACACAGGGGCAGCCGGAAAGAGTGCCAGACCTAGACAGACCTGGAGAGCCTCCGTCCAATGCTTATCGGCAGCAATTCTTGATCCATTGCCACATCATGCAAGACGAGCGAAACACTGACGCTATCGATTCGCTTCTCAATGCGTTCCATTCCGATGTTGTCAAGGCCGTTGCGTCAGTGTCATCGACGTGGCACACCTTCGGCGGCTATGCAACGGATGCCCAGTGGCAGACGGTAAACTACATTCAAGCCGATGGCGGGATGGACGGGTTGCAAATCCCGTTAAATATCACCTACCGAGTTAGCGAAGACGACATGACGGAGCTACGAGCGTGATAAAAATATCCATCGATGCGAAGTCACTCAAGCAAATGAAACGCAATCTCGGACACTTCCAAGTCCACCTTCCGAGAGTGCTTTCAACGGCGGTCAATCGCACCGCAAAGAGCGTGCGCGTTGAGGTTGCTCAAGTTGTCGGAAAGATGATTAACCTCAAGTTGTCTTCGATGAACAAGGGCAACAGCAAGCCGATAAGCAAAGCGGCAACGCTAAAGAAAACCATACGCCAAAAGAACAAAGCAGTACCAAAGCGAGCCGAGGCGACCATCGGACTATGGGAGGGCTATCCATTTCCCGCGAAGTACCACGAAGCCAAGACGTATACCCGAAAGCGAAAAGGCAAAGTTAAGTCCAGCGGCGTGGTCTACAAGCCAGACATGGGCGGCGGGTGGACTACGGTCCTCGACGGGTTTATCTCTCGCAACTGGAGAGGCAACGTATACACAGCGGATGAAACAAATCGCCGGACGCTTCGACAGGTCAAGGGCAAGAAGCCTGGAGACTACTACATCCGAGGCGGCATAAGCAAGGTTGCGGAAAATAAAGCGAGGGAGCGACTCCCTATAGAAGTCAATCGCCGTTTGCGTGACGTTATACTGGCGGCGCAGGGTAAGATTAAACTAAGAGCATTGAACCAATAAAGGAATCAAAATGACGCTATTGAAACGCAAGCGAGTATTGGCAGCATCAATCGAATCGACTCCAGGAACAGCAATGAGCCTTACCGGATCGGATGCGGCTTTCAACTGCTATGACATCGCAATACAAACGGAGACGGAACTAGAGACTCGAGAGGGTCAAGCATCATTCGGGATGCGAGCGAGCGTTCCGGGAGGTTATCGCGGCAAGGTGACATTCAAGCACGACGCCTCTTGGGATGGAACAGCAACCGAGCCTAGTTGGGCAGATACTTTCCTCCCGGCTTGCGGATGGGTGAAAAGCGGCCAAGTCTTTACGCCGCGAACCGAAGCACCGGGGACGAACGTCAAGACTCTGACGATTGGCGTCTATATCGACGGGATGCGAAAGTTGCTGCGAGGTTGCGCTGGAACGTTCAAACTGAACTGTCCTACTGGTCGATCAGCGTTCTTCGAGTTTGAGTTTACCGGAGTTTGGGCGAGTCCGACAGATACCGCGATCTTGGCACCAAGTTACCCTACGGCTCAATCGCTTCGCTTCGCATCGTCCACAACGACTTGGAACAGCGTCGAGTTGCAAGTTGAAAACATCACGCTTGACAGCGGAAACACGGTCATCCTTCGAGAAGATCCGAAAGATGTTTCTGGTTTCCTTGCCGGTCTAATCACCAATCGAGTTATTAGGATCACAGGAAACCCCGAGTCTAAGTTGGTTGCGACTCAAGACAGATACGGTAAACTACTCGATATGTCGGAGCATTCGCTAACATGGTCGCTTGATGGGCCAACGAACAGCGTCATGACGTTCACGGCACCCAAGGCTCAAATCATCAGCCTGCAAGAAGCAGACCGGGAAAACTTGGTTGTCGATGAAATCGAGTGGCAAGCCAATCGAGATGGAAACAACGTTGACCAAGAATGCTCCATCACGTTTACAGCAGCAACCTAATCAGGATAATCGATGCCTATTTTTCTTGAGCCAGATCAATCGTTTGAAGTGTGTCTCGATGTTGACCAGAGCAAGCCCGTCGAGACGCGGCCAGTATTCGTTTGTTTATCGCAATCGATGCGAGGGCAGCGTAGCATACTTCAAGCGGTTGACATGCTTGACGAAAAGCACTCGATAGACCAGATATTCGATGCGACAATCAGCGAATTGAAGCGGGTTGTTGTCGGATGGAGGAATGTCGAGCGTCCGTTTGTTGTCGATGAACTCGATAACCTATTGACGTACCGAGAGGCAAGGGAGCTGCTTATTAAGGTGGCGTACAATCAGCGAATGGACACCACCGAAAAAAAAGACTGAGGGTCGCGGCGTTGATTAGGCAAGGCGAACTTTGCCGGCGATGCAGCGACAAGAAGTGCGAGGACGAGGGAACAGACGCGGAGCCTATCGAGATCGAATGCCCGGCGTGCAACGGCACAGGATGCGAGGAGTGCACAAACGGGAATTGGATCTTGAAAGGATGCCCCAATCGATACTGCGAAAGTATCGGTCAGTTTGTTTCGATGGCTGATTTGTTCAACGAGGGGCTACCGCCTGTAGCGGGTGGCAGCCTCGATCAATCAGCCTCATTTGTTGATGCGGTTCGGATTTTGAAGCACGAAGAAAACAGGATTAAAGCGGAGAGCGAATAATGGCCGGTGACGCCGTAAAAATCCTGATTCAAGCCGAAGATCAAGCGAGCGCAAAAGCGGTCTACGCAGCGAAGAACATCGAGAACGCGGTCAGCGGCGTTAAGGAAGTCGGCTCAAAGGCCAAAGCATCGACCGAGTTTATCGGAGTGCTCGCAATGCAACTTGGCGGGACTGAGTTTGCATCAGCGGCCCAGGGCGTCGCTGGGGTCACTGAGAAGATCGGGCAATTCTCGGAGGTGATGAAACTCGGAGGGGCTGGCGCAGCGGCGTTCAAGGCTGGATTGGGTGCCTTAGTTGGCGTCATGTCTTTTCAATTGGGCAAGTCGATCGGCGAGATGATTTTCGGAGTTGATGATGTCGCTGGACGCATGAGGCAGGCAGCATCAGACGCCGACGAGTTCGCCAACAGAATGATTCGGCTATCCGGCGTCAAGTTCGGCGAGAATCTGCAAGACCTCGAACTCATCCGCGACCCAGACAAGCAGCAAGAAGCAGCAAGGGCATTATTTTTTGACATCGATAAGCAGGTCAATGACGCTGTTGCGTCGTTCCAATACTACAACAAAGAAGCGGACAAGGCACTAGCGGCGAAGCAAAGCTCTGAGGTAGTCGCGGATTTGCAGAATGAAGCGGCGGGTTACATTAAACTGGCCGAATCGCTTCGACAGCAACAGAGCCAGCTTAGCCAAAAGTACAGTGCACACGCCCAGCAAGTACGCTTGATAAAAGAGCAACAGGCCGCAGAGGATGAAGCGGCCGCGAAGAAAGCACAGATCGATCAATCGACTCTATCAACTCTTCGCAATATCAACTACCAATACATCGAGCTGACGAAGGGTGCGGA